CTCTCTAAGTCAGCAGAGAAATGTCGTTAGATTTATCTCCGACACCGCTCCTGCATCTGATGCGGTTACCAGAACTGCTCCGAAGTCTAGGGCAATCAGCGATACGGCCTCTGCTACAGACAGTGTATCAAGAATGGCTATTTTCACCAGAACGGCTACAGACAGTAACAGCCTTTCTGACACCGCCGCTAAGACGGTTACCCCAATTGTCCGTACAGCCACAGACACAATCTCTGTAGCCTCTGACACCGCGATCAGGGCGTCACTGACCTTCAATAGGACGGTAGCGGATACGGCTGGAATCGCTGCTGAAACTGTAACCAGGGTGTCAAATAAGACTCGGAACATCTCTGACACCATAGCCACAGCCACAGATACGGTCTCTATCACCAAGGGCATGGTCAGAACTATTACAGATACGGCCACCCTGTCCGATGCCACCTCAAAGGTGCAGGTATTTTCTAGAGGCGTTCTGGACGCTTCTATAGTTAATGATCTTGCTGCCGGATATGTGACCCCGTATGTACCTGAAAATCGTGGTGTCAACGACAACGCTCCGGCTACTGATTCAGTATCTAGAATAGTCAGATTGACACGCACGGCCAGCGATACCACTTCGGTATCAGATTCGGCGGGTGGAATAAGACTGGCCGCAGGAGCCAATGCAGTAGACAATACATCTCTTTCAGATATAGCGACTGCCAGGAGGGTCTTCACTAGATATGCCTATGATGTGGCTCCAGCCAATGACTTTGTACAAAAGTCTGACCAGTACGCTACAGACAGGACCACCTACTTTGGTCATGGCTCCGGCGAGGGTGAAAATGCTGACACCCAGTTTGCAGAAGGCATAATTACTAACAAATCTCAGAAGGAGGGGAAGTCAGTATCTCACGGTTCAGGCGAGGGCATAAACTTCGATTTTTAACCATATGCGTGATACAATGATTTCTAGGTGACATTATGGAACAAATCTACTTGAACACTACGGAAAAGATCTATCTTAAGGTATTTGTCGGGGGAGAACCGACGAATGCCGATGGGGCTGTGTCCGTGTCCGTTAAGGATGCCGATGGTGTGGAACTTAGAACTGCCACAGCGTCCGTTGAGACAATCGGGGTCTATTACATTTATACCCTGCTATCTGAGACTGCCCTAGAGCAGACCCTCACATACACATGGTCATTCTCAATCAACTCCGAGGCGGCGACCAAGACAGACGTTGTAAACGTTGTCACGCCGTATGTCTCAATTGGAGATATTAAGTCCCTGAACCCAACTGCCACATATGATGAGATCAAGTACGCCGAGGCTTTCGCCCGGTTGAACATTGATCAGTACACCGGCCAGAACTTTGGCAAGCACGCTGGCACTATCGATATGCATGGCAACAATCAGAATGTACTAGTTCTACCCACCAGAATAGTCAGACTAGACCAGTTGGACGTTAACAATGAAACCGTCTATACCCGTGATCCAGCATATAATGAGTTCGGTAGAGATATTGATATCACCGACACAAACTACGGGCTACAGGCTCATCCGAATGACACCTCAATCGTATTTTATGGTGACGATTGGATTGGGTACTCATGGAGAAAGAATAGCCAGTATCAGATCACCGGGCTTTATGGCTGGGAGACCCCGCCGGAGGAAGTGACATACTGTGCCAAACTACTTGTTGACGATTACTTCTGCAAGGAGACCGCCTGGAAGAAGCGCTTTGTAGAGCAGATCAACGCATCCGACTGGAGGGTAGTCTTTAACCAGAAGCAGTTCCAGGGAACAGGAAACTTTTTCGCAGATCAGATTTTGTACAAGTACAAGTCGATTGGAATGGTGATGATTTGATAGGTAGCAATTGCCTAATTGGCGGTAAGTATAATATGACCGCTAACGTCTATACCAAGGACCGTCAGATAAACCCTAACACTGGTCAGGTAAAAGCGGTGTATGGAAACGCACACCCCATTACATTAATCGCTCGTGGACTATCTAATCTTAGAGGTAAGGACTCCGGAACTATTCAGGACTATGGAAACAGGCTCGTCGAGTATCACTATCTCCGTGTAAAGACTATGTACAAGATGGACGAGGGTGCCATAATCTCTGACATTCTAGATGCAAACGGTCTGCCGTACCTTGAGGCTGGAAAGCAGTTCATCGTAATAGGTGTAACCCCAACGTTCGACCCCTTCGGATCGTTCGTTGAATACGACATTCTTTGTGACGAGGCAGAGGTTCCAGCAGTTCTATCCACCGGACTTGAAAGAACTGCCAGCGATGTTGGGGGCGGTGTAGGATAATGACCGCAACAATGGACGCGCTATTTGCCGAGGCGAATAAGTATAAGTTAACAGTTCCCACACCCGTGGCTATCGAGGGGAAGATGCTCAGGGGTAGGAACGAACTACCCCTAATTTCACAATCTGTGGCTAACGCAATTACCACTGTCGCATGGGGGCTATCGTCACCAAGGGGTCAGGCTAACATTCAAAAGACCATTGAGCGCTCGGTTAATAGGAAATATCTCCCATACATGAATAGTATGTCGAGGGCGAATAGCAAGTCCATGCACCACCTTTACGAATGGAATAAGATCGGGCAGACTAGCGCTAGGCTCTTCGACCTTACTGTTCCAGCGTCGTCTAGGGGAAAGGCCAACTTCTCCATGAAGGTCACTTTTCGCCCATCCAAGAGTCTTGTCCCCCTGACCGAGGCCCAGATGACACCGAACCCGTTTACTGGCGCGGTGGTCCAGAAGAAGCATATCTTCTTCAACAAGGCTATGGTAATGGAGTATGGAGAGAGTGTAACTATTAGACCAAAGTTCTCAAAGTACCTGGCCTTTGACACACCGGCCAATGCTCCATACAGAAGCCTTTCGGGCCTAACGTTTACATCGAAGCCTATCAATATTAACTACTCTACGCGACCAAACTTTCACGGATTGCAGATGGCGACTGCCTCGTTCTTCAATGGTGTCGGTGGTAGAGACGCTGGTGAGGCAGCACATGAGTATTCTAGAAAGGTGACTCGTGGCGCACAGAAGTCTGCTCACATGATTAGCGTTTCAGTTCCATCAGACGCCTATGCTAAAACGATTGCCAACCGTGTCACGAATGCGCTGGTGCCATAATGACAGACTATAAAGTTAGCCCCTTCTACAAGGTTAGAAAGTGGATGACCTCAGAACTATACTCTAACGGCATTCTCAATGAGGCAGACTATCAGAACGCCCCACCAGTTATTCCTATCCAGCAGATTCCCGAGGCAAATGACAATAGGGACGGGGCCTTTCCGGTTCCAGATGCCCCATTTATTGTATACGATTTTCTGACCCCAGGAGGGTATGATACAGAATATTGGAACTGCCGAGAAGAGGTAATGTTTTGGGTATATGACTACGATATTGAGAAATTGTTTGAAATCAAGAACTTCCTATATGACCTATTTAGGAGGTTCGACCTATCGGCAACCGACATCAATTCGTTCGACGATCCAGGTAATCCGTACAGATTCCAATACTTTGACGTTATGATGGGGCTGCCAACAAATGCCACCGACCAAATCCTAGGAAGGTCTGGTGCGAATATGGTCATTACCTACCAATACACAAGGGCTCAAACCCCAACGGGCAGGTTTGCTTAATAAGGAAAAGACCTGTAATATGAGTATTGGCGAAGTGAAAAGTTCCGTAGATTAAAGGAGGTGAAAAATTAAATGGCACAAAGTACAAGTAATATTCTAGTAGGTGCAGCATCTTGCATGATTGGTACCTACTCAGTAGACTATACAGGAAATGGAGACCAGGCTTGGACCGCAGTTAAGGGTGCAGTCGGAGCAGGTAAGGACTTCCGTGGATGGGCAACATCGAGCACAGCATCGGCTGGTTCAGGTATTGCTGTTTCTATGACAGGAGCGGGTGGTACTGCACCGACCCCTGCTGGAAACATCTACTTCAAGGACGCTGGTTTGACCCAGGAAGGTGTCGAGATTCAGTATCAGCCTGACTTCGGTGAGGTTGAGGTAGATCAGTTGCTAGACGCCGCAAGGTTGTTCAAGCAGAAGATGACCGTTTCTGTCGCAACCACGTTCGCAGAAGCAACATTGGAAAACTTGCTAACCGTTTGGGCTCAGGGTTCTGGAACCAAGTTCACTGGCACAGCCGGTGAAGAGGCTCGTCTATCTGGTGGTACGCTTGGAGATGCACCTCTAGAAAAGGCACTTCTTTTCGTTGGAGTTTCTCCTAACAACGCGACTGTTTACAAGCAGCGTGTTTACCTTGCGACTCGTGCGCTATCGGTTGAGGCTTCGACCCACTCGATGCGTCGTAGTGAGGCAACCGTATTCCCGGTATCGTTCCGTTTGCTCCCAGACACACTTGCATCATACTCGTCTTATGGACGAGTAGTAGATGTATCGTAACTAGAGCACACAGTAGTCAGGCAGCCACCCTTCGGGGTGGCTGCCTTGCGTTATGGGCAGGAATAGCATATAATGATATAGACAATAAGGAGGCTATTTTGGCAACAAAGGCATATGACACTTTGGAACTCGAACTACAGGACGGAACAGAGGTTCTCATTCGTCCACTCGACCTAAAGCGTCTAAGAAAGGTAATGGTTGTAATCGATGATATGA